TTAGCCAATGATATCAAGTACCTTTTCATCTTGACGATGGACGTGTTCCGTTAAGAGATGCGCATAAACTGTCTGAGTAACAATAGAATTCTTGTGACCAACCCTACGAGAAATATAATGAATGTCTACATCATTGCTTAGTAACCATGAAACATGAGTGTGTCGTAACCCATGTAAAGTAATGGTTTTATTATCAATGCCAATCGATGCCAAACGCTGCCGTAAGTGCTTAATTGCTTGATCATTTGACACAGGTAAGGGAATAATGAATTCCGATTGCATGCCGACAGTCCTACGGTACTTGCCTAGGTAATTGAACCATCGCTCTGGCATAATGAGGGTTCGTTTTGATTCTTCCGTCTTGGGTACACTAGTCGTAAAGGGGGCACGCGTTAATCGTTGCAGGTTAACCGTAATCTCTTTGGTGTCAACACTAACGTCTTTTGGTCTTAATCCACATAGCTCACCGTATCTTAAACCACTTAACAGTAGGGTGTAGTAAATAAAGTTCTCGGAATCAATTGGACCTGACTCAAGATAAGATGTGAATTTTGATATGTCTTCACTATCTAGAAAATTTGAATTGACCGACTTCGGTGTGTCAGTTCCTTTGTTTATCGTATTAATAGTTGGGTCGATTTTAAGAAGGCCATCAGCATATGCATTTCGTAATGCTGCGCTTGTTTCTTCTTTGAACATTTTCACGGTGCCTTTAGCATGCTCTTTGGCAAAGTCGTCTAACAATAGCTGATAGGTTGACCGGTTAATTTGAGACAATAAGAGATTGGGGGCATACTTTTTCAAATTTTTTCCGTTGATAACATAATTTTTATATGAAGCGGGGCGAAGATTTGACTTATATAATTCATACCAATCTTCAAAATACTCGTAGAACAAGATATCGGCACTTGCTAAGGAGCCACCGTTCTTTTTTTCCACCTCCATTTCATTCGCCCAAGCCTGTGCGTCTGCTTTTGTTCTAAAACCCGACTTTGTCTTTTTTCGGAAGTCTCCATTGGTGTCTTTGAAACTAATTTGGGCTTTCCAACCTGACGAAGTGCGACTATATGATGCCATGTTAATTTAAACCTAACCTTTCTTTTTAAAAATTGAGTAGTTTAAAGACATACTCAGGTCTGATATAATAATCATACGGGAGTAATCCTGGGGGAGCGCATATCCTAACTTTTTCGACGGAGTAAAGGTTATGCGTTTTTTATTTTGCAATTACACGATTCAGTGTTATAATTTAGATACGAAATCGGACATGGGTTTACCTCTTGTTCTCAAACCACTTGGGATTGGACGCCTAAGTGGTTTTTATTTTGCAATTATTCATGTATACTCTTATTTGGCGTCACGTCCAAATAGACGCTAGATGGGAGGTAAGCCCATTGAAAGATTTCGTACTAGCTGTATTTACAGCTATCCTGTCATTGATTGTATCGGTGTTAACGCCGTTCATCATTGACTATGTTAAACATCACTTCATGAAGTAATGTTTTGAGCCTCACTTCTGTGGGGCTTTTTTTATTTACATGAGCGCACTGCCATGTAAAATAAGCCTATGGACTTCGAGTCCGGGTATTGGAACATAGATTCCACGGTCACTAACTTTGTTAGTGGCCTTTTTAGTTAATATTAGTATAATTAAGACAGTATTTGAGAAGGAGGGTATCATAGTATGGATTATTCTAAGTTATCTGATAGTGGAAAAATAAAGCTTATAACTGGATTTACTAGTGCTGTGGCCAATGATCAGATTGATATTGACGTAGTGGATAAAAATCATATTCAATTACGGTGGACTGACAATGTATCAGTTAAGCTCGATATTGGATGATTCATTTATATGATAAACGCAGTTCGTTATCATTTAGTGGCTTTTTTAGTGTATATAAACTCAGTTAAACCTAGTATAATTAAGGAAAAGCTTGACATGAAAGGGCAATGTTAAATGATTCTGAATATTAGTATTTTAGTATTAACGATATTTTTTTAATTGCTGCGGATATTGGATTAGTTGTGTATATTAATCATAATTTTAAATGGTTAAATAAAGCACGCCACCGTAGTGAAAAAGCGGTCAAATTAGAAATAGTACAAGCATTGAACTCAACAAATGATCCAAATTTAGTGAAAGCTTCAAAATACTTATTTGACGGACTCGATAAATGAGTTTCCGAATTCAGTAAAAACTAATGTTCTGATTCTAAATGTCTGACTCTTTAAGTGAAGCATAGAGGTAGCAAACCAATCTAAATCGGAATGATTATCATTCTGAAAATCACCGATTTCAACTAACCCTTGCGAAATAAATTGGTTAATAGCCCCATCAGTTGATTGAATAGATTCTTTTTCTTGACGCAATTGAACCATAGTAGAAGTATGGTCACTGTAAACTATTTCCATTATTGGAGTAGCAGTGTTTTCTGATAAATCTAGTAGTAATTTAGCCGTTTTAGGGCTGAGGTTAGAGAGCACTTGTGAATAGTAAGGAGTTATAGCTGCATTAGTATTCGTATCTGCTGTATTTGCAATGAGCTTAGCAAATAAAGTACGCATCTCTTCATTATCAATAGAGTAAGTGCTATCATCAATTTGTTTATAAATTAAGCGTTCTTTAGCTTCATCTATTGTAGCGTTTGGATGATTATTAAAATATAGTGATGCTTCTTTAGATAGTTGCTCGAGAAATTGTTCTTCTACTATTTCTGCTGCTCTTTGGTTAACTTGATTTCGTTTAAAGAACCGACCTAGCCGACCACCGATTGAAGTTGCAGCAGGTAGCAAAGCTTGATTTTTAACTTCATCAGGTACTTTTACCGCATCGGCAATCTTTCCGCTGGTTTTTGCAATCTCTGTAATTGGATCAGAATCCATAAAATCTACACTTTCCGCCGCCTTCGGGTGGCTTTTTATTTTGTCCATATATCAGCTTTTAATGTGAGTCAGCTTTGCACGTATGTATGCCATCCGAAAGGGTGGACTTTTGCTATTTTTAAATACAGCAACATTCAAAGTCATTCAAAACCATTCAACTGTATTGTCATTGTTGATTCTGATAGTGAGTCGTTGCCTATTGCGTGCTAGTAGGGCAGCGACAATTTGCTTATCGGTATCGTCATCAAAGTAGTTATAAGGTAACTGATGTTGACTGAGGTACCTTTCCTGCGACTCATTGATTATTTCCATAATTAGGGTAGCCTTATCAATTTGTTCCTGTGTCGGTTTAATCTTCATAAGAAGACCTCCTATGTGAAATAGCAGTCACAAATGAATCATGCTGGACTCAAACCAGCGACCGGACGGTTATGAGCCGTCTGCTCTAACCAACTGAGCTAATGATTCAAGGAAGCTTTTAGAGTCTTCACGTTTGGACTAATAATTATCTAGGATGCAGTAACTGGTTAATTACTTACCCCAACGATTTGGTTTGGTAGGTAATAGCATTAAGATTAAGAACCAAATTGAACCGATAATAGGAACTAATTCAATCAAAATCCACCAACCTGAATGGTCTGTATCATGAAGGCGACGGAATTTAACAGAAAGTGTAGCCAGCCAAACAAGGAAAATAATAATCTGACTTATGAAATTTAGAGATAAGTCTGTCCAATTATAAATGTCATCAAGCGGATGTCCCATAATTGATTGTACAAGTGCAACTATAAGGCCTCCAATAATGAAGTTAATAATCGCTGGCCACCAGTAATATCTACGGCTTGCAGTACCTGAAAAGTTAGTAATATTATTCCAAAAAGATGAATATGCTTCAAACATTTCTTTAGACCCCTCACAGCTTTTAACGTGAATCAGGTTTGCACGTATATGTATGCCACTGTTGTGGCAATAAAATCGTTAGATGTCTCTAGCTAAACGTTGTGGGTCATTTAAAATACGTTCCGCAGCCGAGCGTTCGACGACTGCGTTACTCTCTTTAATCCAACCAGGAATAAGGAACAAATCGACAATATCCCAAATACCAGTAATAATCATTCCAAATCCTAGGGTGAGAATAGTGATTAATAGCATCGCTACGCCAGAACCAGTTTTACCCATATAAAAACGGTGTGCACCAAACACGCCCAAAAAAATAGCGAGTATATATGCTAAGACAGTGCTTTTACCCTTTGACTGTACCTCAGAGTTAACCAAAACCTTCTCGTTAGTGGTTAATTGAGAAAGTAATCCATCGTTGTTCATAATTCTACTCCTTATTCAGCTTTTTATGTGGTTCAGTGATCAAGCATAGGAACTCAAACTTTTTACACCTATATGTATGCCATCCGAAAGGATGGCTTTTTTATTTGCGATCATTCATTAGCTCTATAACAAGATAATCTAATGAATATGGTATGTCGTAAGTATCAATAACTTCTTTCCAATTTTTGCGCCCACCGTTTTCAAAATGGTGATGCAGATATGCATTAATTGCAAATTCGTTAGCTGCACGTTCTGCGCTATCACTGCCATCGTATTCATTAAATGGTCTTATGGCAAAAGGGAATTTATTCCTATTTTCCCCATGTCCTAATTCATGAATGCAAGCAAAACCAATATAACCATGTTTCTTATGATAATTACTATTAATAACCGCTTTATTTTTGATTGGGTCATAAAAGCTAGGCGTTTCAGATGATAACTTTTCCGAAAGGAATAATTCCGTGTCAGATTTTCTATAAAGGTCGCGAATAAGGTCTAAATAGCATTCTTCCATAAACAGGCCCTCTAATCTTCTTCGCCAGTTTCTAGGATCCGATAAATAATCCGCAAGTCTTCTTCTGGAATAGGCTTACCATTAAAGCGTAAGAGACCACGTTTCTTAAAATAATCGTTTAAATCAACGCCGTCTACATCGGGATCACCGGTAACTTGCTTTGGGTGCATCTCATCAGTGTTACCTAAGAGGTAGTCAACTGATACGCCCAAAACGTCAGCGACCTTTTTGACATTTTCATAATCAGGTTTTTTCGTTTTCCAACCATATATTACATTTGTTCCCAATCCAGCTTTTTCGTTAACTGACGACAGACTGTAACCTTTTTCTTTGGAAATTTTTTTAATCTTATCAAACGTTGTCATGTAGGCATTTCTCCAGATATCGAGGAGTAAATTAAGCCCTAAAGCGTAAAAACGTGTTGACTATTTTAGCTTTCAGGCTTATTATTAACTCATCAAGTAATTTAGCAATAAAAAACAAACCACTATCACAAGTAACTTTGGCGAGTGAATAATTGATAGTAGCGCTTTTATTGGCTTATTTCGTATGCACTCATTTTAGCCTATAGGCGTAAATTAGTCAACAACTTGATAAAAAATATACAGAAAGGAGGTGGATCTATGACCGCTTTAGAACAAGAGACAAAGAAGACATATGTTCAATTTAAGACTGCAATTATTGAGTCGGATTTTAAACAATTGGAACTAGCAGAAATGTTGCATACATCACAGGCACAGATCTCACGAGCCATTCACGGTTCAGATGATAGACGTAGCCGTGAATTACGTGAGGGACTAGTGAAGATTTTACACATGAATTAATGGGGGGGCATAAAAATGAATAACGTAATTATTATAGAAAATGGTGAACCGATGACTACTTCATTAGAGGTAGCTAGCAAGTTTGAAAAGAATCATTATGACGTAATGCGAGCCGTCGATAATGTGATAAAGGGTCTCAGCAAAATTGCGGACACCCCAGACGTAACTAACTATTTCGAAGAAACTAAGTATATTAATGAACAAAATCATCAAGAATATCGAATGTTCAAAATGACAAAGAATGGTTTCATGCTATTGGCCATGGGATTTACAGATAAGAAATTCACGGAAATCAAGGTTAATTACATTGAACAGTTCGATGCTATGCAAAAGCAACTTGAGCAACAAGCACAACAACAGTTCTTCCAAGTTGAAACACCCGAACAGCAAACTAAGCGTATTACGGCTGAAGCCTACAAGATGCAAGTTGAAAACGGACGAATGAAAGAGTTCCGTTTAGCCATGAAGCAGGCTGATAAGTTGGAACGCAATGATTTGGCCGAATTGTTGCTTGAAAAGGAAGTTGAGACATTCCTAGGTCAACCGATTAAGCAAGCATTACCAATTGCACATACGCCAGATTTGTCTGAGTTCTATCTAACAGCAACAAATATTGCTGAACGATTTGGATTGACTCCAACTAAGGTAGGAATGATTGCTAACCGGACAGGCTTACGTGAAGGTGTTGATCGTATTCAAGATGAAGATGAGCGTTGGTTCTACACAGATGGCGCCGTTGAGAAAATGCGCGCACGATTGGAGTATAACAATGAACAACGAATTAATTAGCATTCAAACGAATGAACAAGGTGAGCAACGTGTAAGCGCTCGTGAGTTGCACAAAGGTTTGGGGATTAAAGAACGATTTAGTCTCTGGTTCGGTAGATATGAAGATATGTTCGTAGAAGGTACCGATTTTACAAGTGTAGGTTTGCCTACGGTTGTTAATAATGGGGCAACACGAATGCTAGACGATTATTCACTTTCAGTAGATATGGCCAAGCACATCTCAATGATGACCAAGACTGAGCGTGGTAATCAAATTCGAGATTACTTCATTCAAGTTGAAAAACAATGGAACTCGCCGGAATTGATGATGGCTCGTTCATTACAGTATGCGAACAACAAGCTCATCGGATACGAAAGTAAGATTGCTGAACTTACACCAAAAGCGGAATTACACGATAAGTTCATTGCAACTGGTGAGGCAATCGGTGTACGTGAAGCATCGAAGGAAATGGGCATTAAGCAGAACGAACTAGTTGACCTGTTACTGAACCATAAGTATATCTATCGCCAACAAGGACATAACGGAAAGTTACAACCATATAAGAAATATGTACCTAAGTTGTTTACTTTGAAGAGTGGTGGTGTTGGTGAAAATGGTATTGAGTTCACACCACGAATGCGAATTACACCATACGGACGAGAATATTTTTATAAGAAGTTCGTTAACCCAGAACAAACAGAACTGGATATGGAGGCATAGAGATGGATAAACCAGAATACGAAGAAATAGAAATTAATTTGAATGAACATGATGTTGAGATTTTTTCCAAAGCGCAGGGGTATGTTGAAGTAAAAGTTGACGGAAAATCATTGGGAACACGTCGTGTAGCATTTGATGCACCTTTTTTTAACACAATGGATGACGTCAATAAAAAAACGCTCAAGGTTATTGTAACTAACCCTAAGCATTTAAATAATTAATTAATTTTTGATTTGTACTCTATAGAATCCCCAGTGCATAGTGACATTCACATTAATACCATGGCTGTGGTAAAACTTTTCTATTTGGGGAGCAGATGTATTTGGGAAATTTTCCATTGACAAATAAAAACTGGTATTTTCAGATTGAAGACACGATTTATAGATATCAATTAATACATTGTTCATTTTGTATCCTCCTTTCATTAGGGACTAGGCAAATGAGCCAGTAAACAAATTATAGAACAAAAGAGGTATAAACATGACACTACAAGAAGAACTATTACAGGAAGCACACCGCAATCAGTATACGACGTTGTGGGATGAAGTTAAATCAGACCTCGAGAAGGCAGCATGTAACTGGGAGTCTTTGACGTATCACCGAAATACAGCAGAAGATCGCTTAGCTAATTTTGTTCTTGCTAATAAGGGAGACTTTTACGACGAAGGAATTACAGTAACGCTAAGTGGTGTGAATAACGACACGGTTGTACTTAGTTGGGCGTAGCAAGGGTAACGATATGACGATAAGACTAGAAGATATTCAGGATCCAATCGAAGGTGTCGATATTTGGACACAGAGGCAAGTTGCAAAAAAATTAGGAAAGTCTCCAGACACATTTCGAAGGTGGAGAAGTACGAAGATGGCTGAAAGGTTCAATCGTGTTGTCCAAGAAGTTGAACCGAATAAATTCTATGGACCATCTGTCGTTAGGTACTTGCAGGGTGCTGGAATATAAATGAAAGGAATGAAAAATGGCAGGAACAGTTATATCAGTAGTTATATTTATAGTGTTGGCGATTGGATCATATCACGTTGTTATGCATATAGCAGAGCCTGTAGTGAACTTTTGTTTAGGATTGGGACGAATGGTCGTCTATCCCGTTGTGTGGGCTTGTAATGGGCGCGAAGTGGCTGAAAGCATTCGAAAGGACCACGAACCATGGGAAATCGACTCAAAGAATTAAGGGAGTCCCAGAATTTAACAGCCGGATATGTATCAACCGAGCTAGGAATGAACCGAAACATGGTTGCAGCGTATGAACGAGGTGAGCGAACGCCATCATTGAAGACGTTGGTCAAGCTAGCACAGTTCTACAACACGACCACGGATTACATTCTAGGGTTGACTGATAACAAATGGACACAAAAAAAGCGCTAACGGGTGCAACCGATAACGCTTAGGAGTTAAGAAATTTAGACAGTTTCTAACTCCTCAACTATAGCACACGGAAATGAGGATATACAAATGGAAGCTAATCAAAAAGAAACAACATTGGTTCAAGAACTTGTTGAAAATCAGGGCAAAATTGCAACGTTTGGTGTTGTTGCGGGGGTTGTGCTGGCAGGCATGAACGTCACTAGCAATGAAGAGCTTAATAAACGACATGATGAATTTAACAATAAGTTCACCACAGTGCTAGACAACCTAGACAAATCATCAGAAAAAGAGGCGTCAGATAATTTGATTATGATTGGACATGCTGGACTGCACGTATTTGATTTCATCGATTATATTAATGTGTCTATCGAGGGTGATCATGCCTGAATATGTACCAGATAAACAAATCGACCCGCCTAATGATGAATCAACTGAATTAACTGAAGATGAATATTACGCACAATACGTGGAGGTATAACAATGAACGAACCAATTTTGATTACAGATATGGGTGAAAAGATTACGCCAGATTTGCTAGAAAATATCGACAAAATGAACGATGAACAGTTGGTAGAATTAACCCGCTATAGCAAGTTGGCTACTAATTTGTTGTCTAAACCTGAAAAGGAATTGAAGAAGCGGTTGGATGCTAGGGGTGAAGTAGCTGGCATGAAGTACAAAGATGAGACGCGTGGAATTATTCCTGAAAATGATGCAAATAAAAAAGCTTTCATGAATAAATATGGGTTGGATGCCTTTCAAATTAAGACACCAAAACAGCTTAAAGATAAGTTTGGGTCTGATATCCAATCTGATTTAGATAAAGTTGTTGTTTATAAACACATCAAGAAAGTTGACTGGAGGTAATCATGAAAGAATTAATGTTAATTCAATCGGAGCTAAAAGCGCCAAAAGGTCAGTTTAACAAGTTTGGAAATTATAAATATCGTAACTGTGAAGATATTTTAGAAGCACTAAAACCTATCCTGAAATTGCATAAATGTTCCATGATCATCACGGATGATGTAGTTGTCATTGGTGAACGATATTATATCAAAGCAACGGTTACCTTGACGAATGAAAACAACGAATCAGTTAGTGCAAATGGTTATGCTCGAGAAGCTGCCAATAAAAAAGGGATGGACGAATCGCAAATCACAGGTAGTACGTCGTCCTATGCACGTAAATATGCTTTGAATGGGTTATTTGCCATTGATGATACGAAAGATGCAGACAGTATGGACAACCGGCAGAATAATGTGCATCAACAAAATAACCACCCACAAAATAAACAGACACAACAGACAGAATTTTCAAAATTCACAAAAACAGTTGTGCAGTTAACGGGTGGCAATGCTGAAAATGTCACGGAGTTGTACCAAGAAATTAGTCAGATGTTCCAAGTTAAGATTGCAAAAACGGATGACTTTAAACAACAAGCACCAGAATTCCAAAAACAAATCAATCAATATATTAGTCAAAAGTTAGGAGCTTAATCATGAGCATGAATGTATTTAGTGCAACAGGACGTTTAACGCAAGATGTCGACTTAAGATATACCACGAGTGGGACCGCGACAGGAACTTTTACTTTAGCGGTGAATCGAAATTTTAAAACGAAAGAAGGCAGCTATGAAGCTGATTTCATTCGGTGTGTCATTTGGCGTAAGTCAGCTGAAAATTTAGCTAACTTAACCCATAAGGGTTCGCAAATTGGTATCACAGGACGTGTTCAAACGCGCAATTATGAAAATCAACAAGGACAACGAGTGTACGTAACAGAAGTCATAGTTGATGAATTTTACTTGTTAGATAGTCGTTCAGAGCCCGCAAACAGTTCACAGGCACAAGGTCCAAATAACCAAGGTAATTATGCGGATAATGTTCAAAATCAATCACAGGCACCATTTATGGGTGGCCGGGAAGTTGATATTACCGATGATGATTTACCTTTCTAAGCTAACGGCATGGAATTTGACGGTAAATTAAACGCCGTTAATGGGCATGAAGTGGTGTTATCAGTAACTGATGAACGGATCATTGAAAGTTTGAAACAGTTTGATCTAACTGTTGAACAACCAGAGATGGTAGTAAAGCTAATTGATGAACGGCAACTTAGTCCACAACAACGGCGTAAAACTTATGCCCTATTAAAAGATATAGCTGATTGGCTAGGCTATGATGTTGATGATTTAAAACAGACGATGAAAGGGTTATTTTATGTTGCATTTGGTATCGAACCGTTTAGTTTAGCAAACACAGATATGACAACTGCGAGAATGTTTATTTCGTTTCTGATTGAATTCGCGCTAGACGAAGGTATACCAATGTCGCAATCGTTAAAAGATAGAACGGATGATTTGGAGGTGTACATGCTCCAAGCGATGCGTCATAGAAGTTGTGTTCTTTGCGGTAAACGTGCGGACATCCATCACATTGACGCTATTGGGATGGGGAACGACCGGACGACTACGGATCATCGTGGTCGTGAAATGATTGCTTTGTGTCGTGAGCATCATCAGTTAGCACATAGCATGGGCTGGCCTAGTTTTAGTCAGCTATTCCATGTTAAGGGAGCTGTACCAAGCTCTGAAATGATTAAAAAATTGGGCTTAATGACACAGAAACGAATGGACGAAATCGACGAATAGGAGGTTAGCATGGCAAAAATTACAAAGTATAAGAAGAATAAATTTACGACGCTATCCAACACAGTCATTGAAGATGAACGTTTGTCTTGGAAAGCTAGAGGAATTTTTCAATATCTCTATTCAAAGTCTGATGACTGGCAATTTTATACGGATGAAGTCGTAAAACACTCTCAAAAGGATAAGATGGCAGCCTTGCGAACTGGGTTAGGTGAATTGGAAACCCATGGCTACTTGAAGCGAATTCAAAAAAAGACGGATGCGGGTAAATTCGGTACGTATGATTGGGTGATTTCAGATGAACCAATATTAAATGAACCGGATAACGATTTTCCGCAGGCGGAAAAACCGGAGGCGGAAAAACCGCAGGCGGATAATCGCACACTACCAAATACTGATTTACCAAATACTGACTTAACCAATAGTAGTGGTAGTAGTAAGGGAAAAACAAATCAGAACGCAATGCAAAAAATCAGCGCCTATTATCAAGAGGCTGGCTTTGAAATGTTGAATGCCATTATGCAACAAGATATCCAATACACGCTTGAAGAAGTGACGGAATTAAATAATGGTGATGATCAAGTAAGCGCCGATTTTATGATTTACTGTCTGGAACAAGCAGCTCTCAATAATGTGCTGTCATGGAAGTATGCTAAAGCGATTATTAATCGTCATATTAAATTGCACCATACGACACGAGAACTGGCTATGAAAGCTGATGAAGACTTTAAAAACAAAGGTACTCAACGCAAAAGTATTAAGGAGCAACCCGTCAATGAAAATTGGAAGGCGGTTGAAGAGGCATCGCAGAAAACGGAAATATTTGATGGACCGTTCTAGAGGTATGTGAATGGATAAGAAAAAAGATTTTAAGAGTTCATTTGCTATGACCAACGTTGAACGTAGGGAAATGGCACTGAAGATTGCACAGCATTCCACTTTAAGTTTTGATGAAGCGTTCTCGCTTTTGAAGAACGGCCAAACCAGTGACGAAAGATTACAGCGCGATGAAGAATTTACGGCTAGTAAAAAGCAGTTGTTAGAAAAAAGAAAATTTTCTAGATTTTATAGCTGTTCACTATGGGCACAGGGTCGAAAAAAGAGTTTTACATTTGATGACTGGAAACCAGAGATGCAATCCGATAGCGAACGAGCAGCAGCAATTGGCAATAAAGCATTCAGGCTAGCTAAGGAGTTAGAACAGCAGGATTTTAATGTTTTGTTGACTGGCAGTGTTGGTGCAGGTAAGACCGCCTTGGCGTTAGCCATTAGTGATAAATTGAGAAACTTTAAAACCACGCTGTTCGTTTCGATGGTTGAGTGGAAAAATTTGCGTATGGGTGCTATTAAGTCCCCCGAAAAGCAACGAGAATTTTCAAGATTAGAGCAAATGATGAAAGATGCCGAAGTGCTTCTTTTAGATGATCTCGGTAAAGACAATAAGGATAGCAATGGACGGGCCACACAGGACACGAATAATATGCTATTTGGGCTTGGAGATGCTCGAATGGGTAAAACTACCATTATTACGACGAACGACTCACAGAGCGAATTAGCACGCAAATACGATGCAGCAGTGGTCAGCCGGCTGATTACTAAAAATCCGGACCATACAATTTCGACAAATGGACTACAAGACGTAAGAGAGGTTTAAGATGGTCAGCTACAGCGTGGTGAGTATGCGCCAAGGTGAGGTGTACTACACCAATCAATTGAGTGAGGTTGAGGCAGTACAAGAGAAATATCGAACGATGATGGCATTCAATCTGACGCCTAATGATGTGTGGATTGAGACTGAGTTGTTCTAAGAATAGTGAGGAGAGCTTCGGCGGGATTAAGTGGTGGGTATTAGGAGGACGAATATGATTGCGATTAAAGATGATGGTGGCGATTACATGAATAAGCTTAACTATCAAAGTGATACAAGAGTCAAAATTACATTATCCAATGGGGAAAAACTATTACCAATTCTGACGGCAACAGAATTAAACGATCTAATGTGCGCACTGGTTAATGCAAAATATTTTGAAGATAATTCATCAATCATTATGGATGTGATTGATGAAGAAGATAAGCCTTGTGGTAAGTCAGTGATTTTCGCAAAAGAAGTTACGCTAGTAACCTTTTCAGAAGTATAGGAGGAAAGAATGGATTTTTTAACTGGGCTAATTGTAGGTATTCTAATTGGCGCATTCATTGTAGGTATGCTGTGGGCGAATGATCGCTATCATAGATAGGAGTGACAAATGGAAGATAAGACGTTATTAAAATATGTGTACTTCGCTGTAGCTCTAGCTGTTGGTTTTGTATTAGTAACAGTGATTGTGGATGACAATAATGAAATTGATAATTTAAAACACCAAACATCAGTTCAACAAAGCACAATTGAACATCAGCGTCGTGAGTTAGATAGAGTTGAACAGACAAATGTGGCGTTAGTTGATCAAGCTAATTCTAAAAGTGGTGAATGAGTTGGATCAGACATTATATGGAATTTATGACAAGAACGGCGATACAGCATTTATTGGAACATCAAACGAATGCTACCAGTTCTTAGGTATGAAAACAGTTGATGTATTTCATTGTGCGGTATCGAGGCAAGCAGCGGGGACACAGTCACGAACAATACGTGGATATGAAATTGTTCGAATTGAGGGAGATTAAACATGGCAGGAGAACTGAATGCCCCTGATGAAGACATCGTGGCTAACGTAGAACGATTTTGTGAGATGATGCAAGCTGACGCTCACGGCGTGTACAAGGGGTCGACAAATTACATGAACACCAAACAACGACGACATGCGAGAGGAAAATATTAATCATGGATCAAGATAAGTTAGAAGTAGTACCACAAGCAGTGCTGGATGAGTTAAACGAATTATATGAAGATGAGTATTTTGGATTTTATCATTTCATGATTGATGTAATTGAAAGACCAATCAAGAGCGATTATCCAGCGACGAGAAAATGGGTAGAACGTAATCATTATACTGATGAGTTGTTTTTAAAAATCAACAAGCACATTGCTGGAGAACCACAATTCAAAGCAGAGAAACCAAAGAAGTGGATTGTACGGACGAAAGAAACTGATGATGATGGCGAATACTGGTGTCTAATTAAAAATCCATGGGGTTTCTATGACATGGCGGGAGTTGATTTCCAAGACGCTCATAAATTTGATACTAAAGATGAAGCAGAAGAATGGATTAATCCCCAACATGAAGCAGTGGAGGTGGAAGAATAATGGCGTTTTATGCTGATAGGTACACTCAATTTACTATCATTTGTGACAAGTGCTATGACCACGATGGTGCAAATTCTAATGATATGGATATGCCGCGAAATACAAATGAAGCACATAAATATTTTCGGGACCAGGGATGGAAAATAGGGAAAGGATTAGCAGTTTGTCCAAATTGTAAGGAAGAGGAGTAGGAATTGTAATCCCTTAATTGCTATTGAAAGTATATTCACTCACGGTATAATTAAGTTTAAACTAATTATTTAACGATGAGTAACAACTTAAACTTATAAAAGGTGACTGTGATGGATAGTAAAGCAAATTCAATGGCGTTCCAAAGGGCGAAAGATTTCTTTGAAAAGGAATACAAAGATAGGGGCATGGTGAAGTGGCAAGGGTTCTTCTTGTCGGATCATGTGGAAGATGCAGAAAAGTATGCAAAAGAACGTGAGAAGGTCGAGCAACAGGAACAAATGCCTAGTATGACGTTGGAAGAGATTTCAGAAGTGCTATTTGAAGCCTATCGCAAACTTGAAACAATTGAATACCAACTCAAAGGCATTGATGTACTAGGACACTATCCGCCTATCGAAAAAGGCAAAGTCAAAGGAAACGATGAGAATATTGCCGTCATTGGTAACAAAAGAGTAGACATGAGTCAGATTAATTGGTGCCAGATAATTTAGGAGAAAGGATAAAGCGATTGATGTTCGTACGAGGTGAACTGATGAAATCAAACCTAATAGAGATTGATGACGTATTTCGCAAGATAATTAATAAACGCGTCGATTATCGTAGAGCTTATGGAAATGAAAAGTATGATTACATGTCGTTGAACATGATCGCCATTGAAATAGGCGTATCAGATACACTATTGCGTAGAGTGTTAAACGGCGAAGCAAAACGATTACAGTTAGAAAAATACAACAAACTTCAGAAGTGGATGGAGGCAACCAAAGATTGATATGGAAGTGACAGTTTACTCAAAAAATAATTGTGGAAAGTGTTCATTCGTCAAGAACAACTTAAAGCAGTTTGGTGTTGATTTTAAGGAAATAAACGTTGATGAAGATGATAAAGAACGCGCAAAATTAAATGCGAAAGGCATTAGTTCAATGCCCTACGTAGAATATGAGGGTGGTAGTTTCACTGGCGTTGATATAATTGGACTAAAAGCAATTAAGGAGTTAGCAAATGATTTATAAGAAAACGAAGTTGGTCGATGAACAGCGACAAGAGCTAGTCCGTGTCATTAATAACATTGACGATTCTGTGTTCGCTTTAGATGATGTTGATAAGGCAGATGAATTACGTGAATACGCAGAAACACTTCTAAAAGGTTTTGATATGGCTGTTGCTGGATTTGTACCGGTAAAGAATGAAGAAATCCTGGACAAATAAAAAACGCCCAGCTTTCGCTAGACGCCTTTCGAATGAACATTGGTAATTCAATTATACCATGGAGGGCGAGGAAGTGGCGTTATTACCAGAAATTGATGAAGGAAAAACTATTGCGAATGTACGAGATTTCTTTGAACATGATTTTAAACGGTTGCAGAACATGGCGCACATTTCTTACGTCAGTATAAAATCGCCTATTATATCAGGAATGCCAACAGGGAGCTCTGTGAGTAATTCTAACGATGATAAGCTATCAAACTACTCTTATGCCAGAAAAACGCTAGATGACGTCGTGAGAGCTTGTGAGAGTATGCCTGAAATATACAGGGCTATTTTGGAATTGCGATATTTTAAGGACCTGAGTTGGCTAGAGGTTGAGGATTGTCTAGAGTATTCGACCAGAAGAGGGCAACAATTAATCAATGACTCATTTTTACAATTCGCGGAAGCTTTTTCAGATATCTATGATTATCGAGTGTTTAAATAGTCAAAATCAAATTTAGGGGGTTTTTACAATTTAACTTATGGGTTTTAGATCTATAAATTAAAATAATTTCGCATGTATTGCCGATTTAGTGCGCACATAGTGCGTGTGTTCGGTGTTATTATAATATTATTGAATAATTAGGTAAAGCATTCAACGGGACCTCCTTTCGAATGGTCAGACACGTAGCTTAATGGTAAAGCCACATACTTCGGTATCTTTGCAGGTTCGATTCCTGCCGTGTCTATTTTTATTATCGGTATTGGTGTACACTACTTATAATTATTGTAAGGAAAGAGGTAGAATGATGCGCATCGATACTGATAAATATCCAGAGGGTGAAAATGCTGTGGATCCAAAGCGGGTTAAGCGTTTAAAGTTGTTAAGTAAGCTAGCGATGCTTACTTGTATCTCTATGTATGTTTCGTATATTCCACAAATCATGAGTAATTTTAATGGTGAGCCTGTTTCGGTTATTCAACCACTAGTGGCAACTATCAACGCTAGTCTATGGACCAGTTATGGGTGGCTTAAAACATATAAAGATTGGCCAATCATTATCTCAAACGTCCCCGGTATTTTCTTTGGATTGATCACTGTGGTTACTGTATACATACACTAGTTTTTTGGCTGACACTAGCAATGTTGGCCTTTTTGCTTCTATAGCTCAGTTGGTAGAGCAGAGGACTTTTAATCCTTGGGTCGTAGGTTCAAATCCTACTGGGAGCATTGACTATTTCCAAAATGGAAACAGTCGTTAAACTAGGTATAAATCGAACTAGTTTTGAGTTATCCACAGGCATATGTAAACAGGTCGAATTCGACCTGTTTACGATGCGTATTTAAAACAGATATGCAAGTTGGACCGAGTTAAGTCTGTCAGAAATGGCAGGCTTTTTATTTTTGAAAATTATGAGGGATATGATGAGAATCGTAAAAGGTGTTTTTATTACCCGAACGTTATTATTATTTTGTGCATTATTATTTTGTGCATTATTAGTATATGGTATTTGGATCCATAATGTCGTTGGAATTATGGTGTGCGTTGCTTCAATCTCATCTGTTTTTGGGTTACTATTAGAGTAATGCAATAATGTGAGGTGAGGTAATGACTCTAAGTGAAGAACAATTAAGGCAGTTTATAAGCACTCCTGAGGACGAATTTCACGATTTTAAGGAAATGTGGTATGGTCCTCAGGAAAATACGGAACTCATAAAAGATATTTTCAGTTTTGCAAACACAGCGCATCACAAAGATTGTTACTTAATAATTGGAGTTTCTGATGATGGAAAATGTGTGGGCGTTTCTGATGACCCTAATAGAAAAAATCAACAAATGATAATTGACATGATCCGAGGAACACCAATTGCTGGTGAGGTTATTCCTAAAATACGCATGGATACGTTCGCAATTGACGATAATGAAATTGATGTTATTACTATCCATGACATCGATAATTTACCAATTTTTCTGGATTCTGACTACCCCAAACACCCTAAGGGAAATAAGGTAATACATGCTGGACAGATATTTGTACGAAACTATGATGTAAATACTCCGATTAATGGGACGGCGTCATTCGATCAAACCGAAATGCTCTGGAGAAAAAGAATGGGCATGGATTTACCAATTAAAGCTCGTTACGGAAAGATACTAGATGATGTCACAAATTGGAAGTATTTTGAAAATAGGAATTGGGAAAACGGTTATATATATACATTGGATCCCGATTTTATCATTGAGCTGCGTGAAGACGATACCTCTAGAGACCAGGCAGCAGCATACAGTCTCAAACAATTTAGGACTAAAATGTCGTGGCGCTGGATCGATTTGAAGTATAGAGGTACTGTGATCGAGTCATTTTTAGGTGTATTTGTTGATGGAACGAGAGCTTTTTATGTAACTCCGAATATTGGTTTTGTTAAGGGATTGGGCAGCTATCCACATCAGTCATACTATAAATTTGTAAGAACCAGTCTTGAGTACAAGGTACAAGGTATGATTGAAAATGTACCGAACGCACTTGCTGGTAGCAGTGAACAGAAAGTTCCGTTTAATTCTTCGATTGTAGTCTACGACACGGTGCATGAACAAGATTATGTGGAACAGCATATTTTAGAGGAATTCCCAACAATGAATGGTGTGGTGGACGTTACCGATGAAGAAATAGGAAGAACAATTGGTGGCATGTTAATGGATTTCAATAAAGGAGATTTTGAAGTAGAAAAACCCCAAGTTGAGTACATGCTAAAGCAATTAAAAACGGCCGAATTTATAAACAATCATAAATTAAGCTTAACTCAGACAATCGAATGATGATTGTCTTTTTTTGTGGTCAAAATTAGGAGGTGACTAGATGTGACACAGTGGTACAGACGTGAAGAAGACAAGATTATTGGAAAGATTGACAACAAGCGCAAACAGACAACAAAGGAAATACATAAAAAGAAACATAAGCAGCGGAAATCAAAGCCAATAACTCAAGGAGCCAATTATTAAAGGAGGTGAGTGTATGTAATGGATATCAAAGAACAGGCTAAACAGGACTACTTAGCTGGTATGAAAGTGCAGGACATTGCAGAGAAGTTAGGCAAATCAGCATCAACCGTTCGTTCATGGAAGTCTCGTTATAAATGGGATGATGATTCTAGTGCTGATAATGCACCACCAAAAAGGGTTGCAACAAAACGCAACAAAAATGCAACGCAACGCGAAAACGTTGCAACGTCTCATGAGACAGAACGAGCAGTCAATGATTTAGCTGACAGTGATTTAACCGATAAGCAAAAAGCCTTTGTGGTCGAGTTTGTGAGACTTGCTAACGCAACGCAAGCGTACATAAATGCCTATGGTGTTGACTATGCTGTTGCTAGAGTGAATGGCTCAAGAATGCTAACAAATGCTAACATTCAATTAGCCATAACAGAATTACGGAAAGCCAAATTTAAAGAGCTGTCAATCGGCATGTTTGACCTGATTGAAGACCTGGCAAAGGAAGCTAGAGCTGATATCGGAGACTTTGTTGAATTTGGTCAGTACGATGAGTTAGTCATGGATGCCGATAAGAACGTCAAGCTTGATACAAATGATGAGCCAATCATTCAGCACAAATCGTGGGTGCAATTTAAAGACCAAGATAAGGTTGATACAAGTGTGATTAAGAGCATCAGCATGGGTAAGGATGGGCCGCATATTGAACTACACGATCGTGATAAAGCACGAAAGCAATTGATTGAATACTTCAAAACGGTTGGCGATACCAAAGATACTAAGGCAGTTATTGTTGACGATATTAGTAAGTTGGGAGATGTAGATGATGACTGATGAAGCATTTGTGTTATCTAAAAATATCAATCCTCATTTTTATAAAGTTTGGAATACACGTAAGAGTGAGATCATCCTAAAGGGTGGTCGAGGTTCGTTTAAATCGTCAGTCGTTGCATTTAAATTATGTACAATGATGTATCGACAAATTACTGCTGGTCATCGAGCCAATGTTGTGTGTGTTCGTGAGAACAAAACCAATTTACGTACATCGGTGTATAGACAAGTACGTGAGGCATTAGAAATGATGGGGCTGATAGATGAATTTAAATTTTTTGTAAGTCCTATGGAAATAGTGCACACACAGACAGACTCATCATTTGTTTTTTATGGTGCAGACGATCCCAATAAACTTAAATCTGATAAAACGCCAGATGTCATTGGATTGTGGTATGAAGAAGCGGCAAACATGAAATCTGCTGAGGTATTTGACCAAGCCAATCCAACGTTTATTCGTAATAAATCTCCATATGTTGATGAGGTTAAAATATTCTATTCTTATAACCCGCCAAAGAATCCATATGATTGGATAAACGAATGGGTTGAAAAGAAAAAGATGGAACCTGACTGCTTAGTAGACCATTCAACGTATCTGGACGATGATTTAGGATTCACGGTTCCGCAGCAGTTGCGAATGATTGAAACATACAAAGAGAATGACTATGACTATTATCGTTACTTGTATTTGGGTGAGGCTGTTGGTCTGGGTACAAGCGTTTATAACATGAACTTGTTCCAATCAGTGCAAAATGTTGGAGAGCTACCTGATGGTGATCACATTGTTATGCTGCGCTTTTCTGCCGACGTCGGTCACTCTGTATCAGCAACCACAGTGGGGTGCTATGGCATCACGTATAAGCGACGTTTGGTGTTACTGGATACTTATTATTACAGTCCAGACGGAAAGGTACACAAGCTCGCTCCAAGCGAATTAGCACCACAAATACATGATTTCGTTCAAGAGATGCAACATAAATACCCTTGGCCTACAGATATGTTAATTATGGATAGTGCTGAACAAGCATTGCGAAATGAATATAATCGACGCTACAACGTTGATTGGTGGAATGTACGAAAATTGAAAAAAGTGGACATGATAGACCGTGTTCAAAATGTGCTTGCCCAAGGTAAGCTTTTTTATTTGCCTACAGAAAATAATTTGAAGTATTTCATATCAGAACATCAAAAATACCAATGGGACGAAAAGACATTGCAATCAGATAAACCAGAAGTGGTTAAGGTTGATGACCACACTTGTGACCAACTACAATACTTGGTTCGAAGTAGTGAAGATGAGCTGGGCATTAACTGGTAAGGAGGCGTAACGTATGACACTTATTGACTCCCTAAAATCATTCTTTAAGAAAGGGAAGGTTAAAGCGGGAATGGGAAATTACTTAAAAACAATTACCGATCATCCAGATATTAATTTGCCAACAAGCGAAATTTTACGCATTCAAGAAGATTTGCGTTACTATCGCAATGATATGAAAAAGGTCTCTTACTACAATACGTATAATCAAAAGAAAGAACGTAAGCCACATACATTAGCTTTGACTAAGCAAATGTCACGGCAATTAGCATCGTTGGTGTTTAACGAGGGTATGACTATTTCGATTCAACCGCATGTTGATGAGAAAGAAACTGCAAATACGCAAGAAAATGATGAGTTGGACCAATTTATTAAGAAGGTTTTGGCTGATAATAACTTCAATCAAAATTATGAAGAGAATCTCGAACTAGGGATTGCGACTGGTGGATTTGCAGTTCGACCCTATATTGAAAATGGAGCCATTAAGTTGGCATGGATTGGTGCAGATCAATTTGTCCCGCTAGACTCAAATACGAATGAGATTACTTCAGCGGCGATTGTTAATAAGCGGACTGTTTCAGAACGTGACACAACTGTTTGGTACTCATTGTTAGAGTTTCATTATTATGATGAAGTAGCTCGAACAGAAACAATTGAGAACGAGGTTTATCGTTCAGAGACAGCCAATGAAATTGGTCAAAATGTACCGCTAAGCAATTGGGATAAAAGTCTACCTGAAAAAGTTGTATTATCAGGTCTTTCACGACCAACATTTGCTTATTTTAAAATGCCTGGTAAAAACAATTTTGCAGTTGAAAGTCCCCTCGGTGTTGGTATCAGTGAGAATGCTAAGTCAATTATTGACGCAGCGAATATTGCTTATGATCAATTCGTACGGGAAGTTCAATTGGCAAAGCGGCGTGTATTTGTTCCATCATCAATGATTCGTCCTACCGCTAAACAAGAAGGTAACTTATTTGATGATGGATTCCCAAAGTTCGATGAAGATGAAGACGTCTTTATGCAATTTAAGGATAAAGAAGGTGCTAACATCACCCAAGTTGATACAACGATTCGTAATGTTCAGTACACGGCAACGCTACAGTATCATTTGCATGCTTTAGAGAATAATGTAGGGCTTTCACAAGGCACATTGACGACTGATGGGGCAATCAATGATAAGACAGCGACAGAGGTTGTTTCAGACAACAGCGCGACTTATCGAACTCGTTCAAGTATCATCACACAATGCGAGAAACAACTATACGGTTTGATTCGTAGTATTTTAGAATTAGCTAACTTACCTCTATTTGAGGGGAAAACGCTTCTTAATTACGATATTCAAAAAAATCCGATTGATATAAATCTTCACTTTGAAGATGGCGTATTTGTCGACAAGGACGCTCAAGCCAAGCAAGATATGCTGATTGTTCAACAAGGTATGATGCCTAAGGTTGAATTTCTGCAACGCAATTATGGGCTGTCTGAAGAAGATGCCAAGCGCTGGATTCAAGAAGCTCAAGATGATGTAGCTAATAATGACCCATTGCCTAAAGAGCAAAAAGGAATGTTTGGTGATGGTGGAGGTGATGAATAGTCATGGTCATTACCGCAGAAGGCATGCAAGTGCAGGCAGACAAGACAGTTAATGTTTATGCTCAATTGGAAGCACAAATTTTTAAACGCATCATTGAAACGCTGAAACATGTCGATATTGAGCAATATGATGAGAAAACGATTGTTGAATGGCAACTGCGACAACTAAACAATATAGGAGCTTTAAGCAAGGAAGTTATTAGTGATGTGCAAAAGGTCAATCCAGCTATTAAGCAACAAATAGACCGATTAATCAGAGATAACGGTTGGCAAATCAAAGATGAAATTGATGAGCAATTGCAGGATATGTTGCATAAGCCAGCCCCAATTAGTAGTGAGAGTGGACAAATTATTAATGCAGTCATTGATAAAACCTTTCTTGATTTAGATAATTCAGTCAATCAGACATTATTAACGACTAATATTCGCAACAATACTGCTTTAAAGACTTATCAAAATATCGTGAAGCAAACGACACTAGCAGTTCAGTTAGGTAATAAAACGCCACAGCAAGCTCTAAAAGAAACAATTTATAAGTGGGTGGACAAAGGATTACCAACTCAATTAATCGATAAAGGTGGGCATAGCTGGAGCTTAGAGACATATGCAAATACGGTAGTCAGTAATTCAGCACATCGAGTATTCAATGAATTAAGAACCAACCGTATGCAAGAGTTCGGTATGGGGGTAGCTCTCATGAGTTCGCATCCTGCTGCTCGTGAAGCATGTGCTTATATTCAAGGTAAACCGGTCAATATTGTACCGCCTGGTAGTGAAAAATATGACAGACGATATGACAGCATCTATAATCATGGATATGGGAAAGCGTCAGGTACTCAAGGTATCAATTGTCACCATACTTTGACACCGTTTGACCCAGATACGATGACTAATCATTATCAACAATTTGATCCAAAAGAAGCGATTGAAAATGGTAAGGTTCAAGCTAAACAACGGTCAATTGAACGAGCTATTCGAGCAAGTAAAAAGCGTATGAATGCTGCCGAAGCACTAGGTGACAATGAAGGATATGACAAGTACCGAATGCAGCGTAATGCCCAGCAAGCTAAAATGCGTGAATTTCTCAAAGAAAACGATTGGTTAAAACGTAATCGCGATCGCGAACAAATCTATTCAGGCATGCGACCTAATAGAAAGAATTTGAAAAACTCATCAGCTGACCGCAATTATGTGCAACAAAAGATCCATTCAGGCGAATATAGTGTTAGAATCAATAGTGAAAAGCAAGGACCGCATATGGAAAAAACACGCATGCCTGGTAAGAGCTATTTTAAAGATGGTACTGATGTGGATGAATTGATTTATAGATACGCAGGTACTGGTGAGGTACGGACAAGTAAATCGGGCAATTACATGAATGTTGAAGTGATTAAAGATGTCGGCGATGTGCATGGGGTAGACGTCATGAGAGACGGCACTGAACGCAAGGCAAATGGTATAACAATTCATTATTCTAAGAAACGTACACATGTAGTACCAAGATACGATGACTAAGGAGCCTTAAAATGAGACAAGTCAACTTTTATGATATTTTTAATTCAGATGATAGGAAACAAAGATTAAAAATCCTTGATATTGATGGTCGGATTTTTGAAGGGTACTTTGATGGACAGACAGATGCCTTTGACAATGACCCCGAAGTGGATACGATCGAATTGGAATTAGATAATGGTAGAATCGTTACTTTTCCAGAATCAGATATCAAGACAATTGAATTAATTGATTAAGCGCCAAGCATTTGCAAGGCGTTTTTAATTTGTACATTAAAAGAATAACCATTCATTTATGGACCTGAGTAAGTCCTTAAACTGCTCTTTTATTATGCACAAATTCCATACGGGAGCAGCCCCGTTCATCAACTGCTAGGAGGATATGCATGGCATTTACAACGGAAGCACTACAAGCCTTAGGGTTGAATGACGAACAAGTGAAAGGAGTGATGGCAGAGCATGGTAAAGATGTGAATGAGCTTAAAGAGCATAATTCAACACTGACTGCTGAACGTGATAGCTATAAATCACAAGTAGATGAAGTGACTAAGAATTTGGAGGCAGCAAAAAAGAACGCTGAAAAGGGTTCTGAAGCCCAACAACAGGTTGAAGAGTTGCAACAACAGCTCAAGGACAGTGAAAAGCAAGCCCAAGAGCAACTGAAATCTCAGCAAAAGGCTTTTTCAATCGATAAGGCTTTAAGTGATGCTGGTGCTAAGAATAATAAAGCTGTGGAAGCTTTGTTAGATGTTGATGCAATTAACATTGATGAAAATGGTACATTGAATGGATTGTCTGAGCAATTGGAGAAGTTGCAAGCTGATACCTCAACTGGATTTTTGTTTAACACGGGTGATGATGAAAATAATAAAAACCCTAGCGTCAAAATTATTCAACAAGGTAATCCAGGTCGTGGATCTAATACGACCATTGATTTGTCAAAAATGCCTTATAAGGAACAACTGGAATTGAAACAATCAAATCCAGAACAATATGAAGCAGCTCGAAACGAGCTACAAGGAGGAATTAATTAATGGCAGGAAATGAATTAACACAATTAGAACAAATGATTGACCCACAGGTTTTAACCGACATGATTAGCGCTGAATTGCCGAAAGCGATTCGATTCAGCGCCATTGCGCCAATTGATACGACACTAGAGAGCCGACCAGGTAGCACAGTGACTGTCCCACGTTATGAATATATCGGTGATGCTAAAGATGTTGCCGAGGGCGCTTCAATTGATTATGCTCAATTGAAGACATCAACTGATACCTTCACTGTTAAGAAAGCCGGAATTGGTGTTAAGCTGACCGATGAAGCGGTTTTGTCTGGATATGGCGATCCTGTGGGTGAAGCACAAAAACAAATTACGATGTCAATTGCGTCAAAAATTGACAATGACATTGTAGCAACGGCGACAAAGGCTCGTTTGCAATTAGCTTCTGCCGATTTTACAAAGCTTGATTTTATTGACCAAATCGAAGCAGCGTTTGCGGATGACGCTAATCCTCGTAATTTTGAAGTAGATGACACAGCTCGAGGTGTTATTTTCATGAACCCAAAGGACGTGAACAAAGTCCGAAAGGCTGCCACTATTGATTGGACTCGCGGTAGTGATTTGGGAGATAGCATTATTATTTCTGGTGTATTTGGTGAAGTGCTAGGTTGGCAGTTTATGCGATCTCGAAAGATTCCTGAAGGTTCGGCAGTTGTTGCTAAGCCTGGTGCCATGAAGACGTACATGAAACGGGGAATTAATGCCGAAACTGGTCGTGACATGGATAATAAGTCAACTAAATTCAATGCTGATGAACACTATGGTGTTGCAATTTATGACGATACAAAGCTACTTGTCATTAAGCCTTTTGACTTCACTGACGGAACCATCATTGAGCAAAACGTAACTCTCATTGAAGACGCTTCAGTTCGTAAGTCTAACAAGGCGGGGAAGACATCAACAAGCACAACAACAGAGACGTCTACAAAGTAAGTGAGGTGATTCGTAATGGATTATCTTGACTTCAAAACATTTAAGGGTTTGGGCTTTTCTCAATCACAAGAAACATTTAACGAACTTTTACCAAAAGCAACTCGTCAATTAGATGGGCTGACCATGGATTTTTACAAACGTAAGCATAATCTGCAAGAAGACCTACAATCAAATCAAGATGTTCGGCGTTATCGTGGTGAAGCTTTTCAAATATCTGTTGGACTCACAATTGAATTCATGGATGAAACTGGTATAACAAGCACAATTGCCCTTTCCAATGCTAATACACCTAATATCACGATTGGTCGTACGCATGTAGATGCGACAAATCCGGTAAAAGGCCTTGTCAACTCTTCACAGGGATACGTTGTTCCTGAAGAAGCTGTGCGACAGATTGCACCATACGGGTTACTGTATCGGGGGATTTAACTATGGCTATGAAAATTCCAACAATTCCAAAGTCAATGGCCAACCAAACAGCCACGTTGATTAAGCATGCGAGTTCATCAACTGAAGATGGTGAGCGCATCACTGAGGAAACAAAGACGGACCTGAACCATGTTGTTTTTCAACCAGGGACCATCTATTTAGGAACAGGTAACGACCGCACAATTACAGCTAACGGAGTGTTATTTTTATATGCTAATGTGACTACGCCAATGCCGACACTGACCAATGCTGATATTGGTTCAATGGTTGAAATTGAGGGAAGTCTCTACAAAATACAACGTATTATTGATAATAGAGAGCCATTTAGTAATGACATCTGGAGTTATGAAATCGAGGTGTTTTAATGCCAGTAACTGTGAATGTTGATGGACTTACAAGTCGATTTAGCAAGCCTAATATTGCTAAGGCAAGATATGCATCAGCAAATCAGGCCATGCTCAATATGAATAAGTATGTGCCTTATTCTGGTGAAAATAGTAATCAAGATCACTTAAGGGATACTGGTCATGTTGCCAGCGACGGTCAGTCAGTGACATGGACTACCGCCTATGCTCACTCTATCTTTTTAGGACTTGTGGGTGGTAAGTATCCTATCCAGAATTACACAACGCCTGGAACAAGTAAGCGTTGGGATTTACGCATGACTGGAAATAGGCAAGATATGTTAGAAGTTACTAATGCATTTAAAAAGACGCTGATGAAAGGCTAATATATGGATTTACTCAACCAACTAGCTAAAAAGGTGAATCAACTAGATTTATCTGAACCACTAACCAAATCCAACATCAATGCGGATTATAAATTCGGTATCTACACGTTACCGGGTTCAAAAATCGTTGAAGAGGATATGGCCGGAAACCAGGAAAAATTGATTCCTATTGAAATTGCTTATCGCAGCAATGATTATACAAAAGCGACCAATATGCTTACGCAAGTAAGTGACATGTTAAATAATTTAAGCCAATTAGACACTGACGAAAGTTATTCATTTAATCGATTAGACATAGAGCCACAGCCCTATGCTACAGGTTTAATGATTAATGATGAGGGTGTTTTTTTATTGGACTTCTCAGTAACCATTACAACCAAAAAGGAGCGTGTTTATGACTGAATTTGAACAAAATTGGAAGAATCGTATCTTTATTGATACGGCGGGTAATACTTCCTTAGAAGACCTGTCAAAGGCTAAGTTTGCATTGTTAGCTGCAGGTATTACAACACAAACACCATCAGCCTCAGAAACAGCCGATACAACACCATATTACGATGGTATGGGATTCTCGTCTCATGATGTAACAGGTAAGGCCATTCAATTTGCGATTGCTGGACATCGACTGGAAGGCGACGCAGCCCAAGACTATGTCGTGCCTAAATTCATTGCGATTGGTGATGCCTTGAAGACATTGGGCAAGTGGGTTGATGCAGAAGGCAACACAGTTTACTTTGTTGCTACATTAACAGCCATTGTGCCTTATGGTGGCGCTGCCAATGTTAAGCAAACATTTAGTTTCACACTTGCAGCCAATGGTGCACCATGGCTAGTTAAGAAAGATGCTAAGGAAGCTATTCTACCTGATGGTACAACGAAGCCACTGCCAGATGGTTTAGTGGACCCGAAAACGGATCAGGGCAAGTAACGCCACCAGATGCTCCTGATCATGGTCAAGGTGGTTCTGAATCAAATGGCACTTCTCAATCCACAAGCACTAGTGCATCCGTGAGTGAAAGTATTAGTGAATCAAAGAGTCAACAATCGTAATTAAATAAGGCATTCAAGTCGCCATAAATACACAATACCTATGGGGCGGCAGGTACATAAAGGAGAAAAAAACATGGCAAAACAAATTAACTTGGATACACAAATCATCAACACACTTGAGGTCAAGATTGGTCCTAAGGCAATGAAAGCAAAGTATACAGCTGAAACTGACCGTGAGCTGGCAGATAAGGCAATTGATTATTATGCTATGCATGATGACTTAAATATTGACAAGCTATTGTCTGAAAACACGGTTGATGAAGCTAAACAAAAGCTACATGAAGCGCAAGATGGGATTATTGAATTGGGGACTTATCTAATTGATAAGTTGTTTGATGAAAAGGATGCTGAATATATTAAGAAGCAAACTCGTGGACGCGTTGCTAATTATGACAACATTACTGAAACACTAGTTAAGGCCGGTGATGCTAGTTCATTTGAATTAGGTAATTACTAATGCTTTCGCTAACGGAACCGTCACTTACTGAGGTTAGTTATCACGGCAAAGAGTATCCATTAAATCTTACGTTCGATTCAGTTATTACCTTGTATGGTCTGTTAGATGACTCAGATATTGCATCACAAGTTGATGCCCTTTATCAGCTATTATCACCGCAAGGGACAGTCAATGATGATAATCAATTGAAGCTACTACTGATTAATACAGTCCTAGACTACTTGTCAGAAAAACCCTATGGTACATCTGGTGGAGCAATAGATTTAGCGGGTAATGTTTTAAAGAGTGTCGATATGCCACCTGATTTTGATTTTGAACAAGATAGCGCTGCTATCTATGCCTCATTTAGGCAATATTATGGGATTGATTTGAATGAAGAACGCGGACACATGCATTGGGATACGTTCATTGCTTTATTTGATAATTTAGGTGCTGAGACACCCATTAATCGAATTCGCAGTATTCGCAACGATGATTTGAGTGATTATCAGGGCGAAGACAATGTTCAGCGTCTGCAAAACATGAAAGAACTTCAATCGTATTACATGCTCGATTCAGTTCGTGAGAAGCTAGATGAAGAAACAACTGCAGATCCATTTGCGGGGATTTTCGGAATCAAATAGAAACATTCTAGAGGAAAGGGGGAAGACGTATGGCAGTTGATGGAAAAGTCGAAATTGCGCTTGAGCTAGAAGATAATTTAAATACTGAACTTCCTAAAGCAATTGATTCAGTAAAGAATGCTGGGGATAAAATTGAAGCCCAAGCTAAAGAGTCAAATCAGTTAGTGCGGCGAGAAGCTGAAAAAACACGGGAAGAGTTGGACCGTAAGTTCGGTAAAGCAACGCGTGTTAAATTAGTGACTGACGCTGATAAGCATGGTATTAAAAACTTTGATGCGCTGTTAAAGGAATTGCCTAAGAAAAAACAAACGGAACTATTAGCAAAGACTCAAAAAGGCGAGGTCATCAACTATGAAAAAGAGTTGCGTAAAGTTCCAGCTAAAATTGTTTCTAAAGCAGAACTAAGTGACCATGCATCAGAGGGCTTACGGGGATTGAAGCGTGAAACCACAGGCCTACAAAAAGAAGCAACTGAAACAGGTCATCGCTTCAGACGCTTGAAAGACATCATGATTGGGAGTTTTGTTGGTAGCGCAGTGACATCAGGTATCTTTGCAATTACAAATGGGCTGCATGAAGCAGCTAAAGCTGGTCTTGAATACGACAAAGTGCAAGATACGATGAAAACTAATTGGAAAGTCCTAACAACTGAAGCACCGCGAGATGGTAAAGAAATGATCTCTTTTATCAATAACCTATCCCAGCATTCTATTTATTCGGCAGACTCAATTGATAAGATGGCCCAATCTTTTTATCACATTAATTCAAATGCGCCAAATGCAAAGAAGTGGGCTCAAGATTTTGTTAATCTAGGTTCAACGCTACACGTCTCCAATGATGCACTACGTGAGTCTGGAGAACAATTCTCAAAGATTGTTGCTGGTGGTAAAGCCAGTCAAGAAGACATGAATGTCATGATCAATCGTTTCCCAATGTTCGGTGAGGCTCTTGAAAAAGCATCCGGTAAAAGCATGAAGCAACTACAGGAAATGTCATCAAAGGGACAACTATCAGCAAAACAGTTTACAGATGCTTTAGATTATTTAGGTAAAAGTATAAGGACAGTCAGGAAGAAGCTTTAAATTCGGCGCAAGGTATGGGTATGTACCTAAGTTCGCGGCTTAGCAAATTAAGCGGTGATGTCATGAAGAGTTCCTTCAACATGAGTAAATCAACTTTAGGAGCTATTAAAGAAATTACTTCGGACAAGTCCATGGAAACCTATTCCAAAGGAATAAGTGCGGCGATTGGTAGCATGACGACTACATTGGCATATTTCATTGAGTATATTGCTAAACATCAAAAAGATATAGTGGGAATATTTGGTTCGATTAAAGATATCGCGGGTGCATTAATCGGTGGTGCTTGGGATTCAGCTAAAGCGACTATTTCGTTTATGGCTGACATGTTTGGAAAGCTTGGTGGAAATGCTAAAAAAAGCCACGATCCATTAAAAAATATCAATAGTATTCTCAAAGATATTGCTAAACATAAAGATGCACTTAAAACACTCGGTGGAGTTTTAGCAGCTGCTTTTGCAGTAAAAAAGCTAGCAAGTTTTGCTGATGGGATTAGAAACATCAATGATTCTTTAAAAATTACCAGTGGCATGAAAAAAATTGGTGGATCATTTATTAAACCAAAAGTTGATGGTTCCGATGCAAAGCGTGAACTAGGTATTCTCGGTAAGGCAATTAAGGGAACAGCAAAAGGAATTGGTAAAGCATTGAAATGGACAGCTAAGATTTCTACTAAAGCTGCGATTGCTGCCCTAAGCGGATTAAAGAAAGCGGCAGAGGTTGCTGGTGCAGGAATGAAGGCAGCTTTTAACTTTGCAAAAGCTAACCCTATTTTGTTGATTATTTCAGTCATAGTCGCACTAGGTGTTGCATTCTACGAACTCTATAAGCATAATAAGAAATTTCGTAATTTTGTAAACGGCATTGGCAAAGCAATTAGTTCATTCTTTAAATCTGCAGGAAAAACAATTGACAAGGGGATTAAGACCGTTAAAAAAGCATTCAAGGGGATCGTTAACTTCTTCAAGAAAGACTGGAAGGAAATTTTACTTTTAATTGTGAATCCGTTTAGTGGTGCTTTTGCATTACTATACAAGCACAATAAAAAGTTTCGTGACGGAGTTAATGGTCTGATTAACTGGTTTAAGAAGAATCTATCTAGTTTTGGAAAATGGCTCCCAAAAACTTGGCATAATATCTGGGACCCAATCGTTGATTTCTTCGAAGAGGTGTGGAATAACATTAAAAAGATTGCCTCTCGCGCTTGGGATTGGATTAGTGATCATATTAGTGGTTTTGGTAAATCGATTCGTAAGATTTGGCGCAACACTTGGAATGCAATTGCTGACTTCTTTGGTGATATCTGGAATAACATTAAGAGTATGGGTCAAAAGGCATGGAACTGGATTTCCGATAAAATGGATAACTTTGGTTCCAACGTTTCTAAGGGTTGGAAAAGCTTGTGGAACGGACTCAAGGATTTCTTTGGTGATGTCTGGAATGGCATTAAAAAGACTGCAAGTGACGGTATGAATGCAGTAATTGGCTTTATCAATAAAGGTATTGGTAGCATTAATTCTGTCATTCATACTTTTGGCGGAAGTAAACATGCTATAAAAGATATACCTAAATTCGCTAAGGGAACAAAGGGAGCACCACAGGGGCTAGCAATGGTCAATGACGGTGCTGGCGAAGAGATGATTATCGATAATCAAGGTGCACCCCACGTCCTAGAAGGGCGCAATCGTTTAGTTGCATTTAGTGGTGGCGAAACAGTTATCCCACACGAAGATACTAAAACACTATTCGGTGGATCAATACCACACTTTGCTAAAGGAACAACGAACTGGTTTGAAGGGGTGACAGATTGGGTTAAAGATAAGTGGGATAGTTTGAAGAATTTCATCAAGCACCCACTTAAAGCAGTCGGTGGAATCATGAACAACGCAATTAAAGGAGCAACATCACATACCCCTGAATTCGTTAAAGAATTCGTTCCACCAGTAGGAAACCAGTTTGTTAAGTCAATCATCAAACCAATCACGTCACTATTTAAGAAATTGAACAGTAAGCACGAAGACGATATGGGGGATGCCGGTGGTAATCACGGTAATCCAAGTGGTGCTGGTGTACAACGTTGGCGTGGGCTGGTTAAAAAAGCCCTTGAAGCTAATGGGTTAAGCACTAGTAACAGCATGATTGAAAAGGTGCTTCGTCAAATTGCAACTGAATCGGGTGGTAATCCCAAAGTGACACAAGGTGGTGCCGATCCAGATGGAGACGGTTCAGGACCTGCTATGGGGCTTATGCAAACGAAGCGGGCAACGTTCTTATCTAATGCATTCCCCGGTCATCATGATATATTCAATGGTTATGATAGTTTGTTATCAGGTTTGCACTACGCAAAGGGGCGTTACGGTTCTGACCTTTCATTCTTAGGTAATGGACATGGTTATGCTAACGGTGGCTGGGCTAATCAAGCAAGTATTTTTGGTGAGGTTCCGGGAGAACCAGAAGTTGCCATTAATCCAAAAAGACCAACTGCGGATAAGTTATTGCTGGAAGCTGCGCAAGCAACAGCCAAGAAGCAACCAAATAGCTTAATGGCCAAGATGATTATGCAGGCTGAAATTGCTAAGAAATCACTACAATCAGGACACAATGTCAACCAACCATTAGGTGCAGGAAGTAACACACTACAAAGTAGTAGTTATCAAAAAGTTAAAAATGGTGATTTAGTGGTTGAAGTTAATCTTGATGGACGTCAAATTGGTCATGCTGTTTCGCCAATTATCGAAGCATTACACGATCAGAAAATGACAGTTCAAGCAAATGCTATGGGGTTAGGAGGTAACTTAAATTATGGCATCTAGTTTTGAGCCAACCTTAGTCGTTGAACGCTTAGACGGCACAAAATACGATCTAGGCCATGAAGGAATTAGAGTTATATCATTCGACCCACCATCACCGGCTTACCAACATACCTATACACAAATGGGTCATTATGGTGCCAAACGTACAAATACAGTTATGCAACAAGTCGTTCTACCGTTAACTTTCGATGTCTATGCAGAAAACAATTACGATTATGAATTGCAACGCTTGAAAGTACTAAAAATATTTGACTCTCAGACAGAGTTTTATATTTATAGTGTCCGCATGCCGTATCTGCGTTGGCGAGTGATTGCTCAACCGTTTAGCTACCCGCGGTTAGGTAATTACTGGAAAGCCAAAAACATTTCAATTAGCTTAGATTGTCCAACTGGATTTGCAGAAACGTCTGTTACGTCATCTAAGTTACTAAGTGATGAATTGTTGCACCTAGGTTTTCAGATGGATATTGATAGCAAAGCACTTCCCCAATATCAATTTAGTAATATTAGTCACTTTAACTTTGAAAATATTGGACGCATTCCATTATTGGCAGACGAGAACCCAGTCGTTATTAAATTTAAAGGGAACGCCCCCAACGGGTTAACCCTTATTAATCACACGACTAATCAAAAATTCCAGTATTTCAAACCACTTACTAAAAGCAATACACTTGAATTAAACGGGTTGATTCCAATTGTTGATGGTAAACAGAAGTTGGGAAACGGTAATTCAAGCCGCTCCTATTTAGATTTCAAGGTTGGCCAAAATAGCATTGAGCTAATTGGTGCAAGTGATTTCCACATTTCATTTGAAACGAGGTTCTATTTCTAATGGGCGTGATTTATCTTAAAAACCTTAATAATGATGAAACAACAGCAGCCGTTTCAGAATTAACAGTTAATCAAAACATGGGACAACTTGATACCGTTGCATTTAACTTTATTGATGATGATTTAGGAATTGCAGGGAGCATGATGATTCCCGGAACAATGGTCACTATTCCTGAAACAGGACAGATGTTTAGAGTGCAAAACGTGGGACGCGAGTTAGCAGGTTTAAATGTAAAATATACCGTTACTGGGATAGCGTGCGCAGCTGATTTGCACAATACGTATTTAGATCAACGCCTAAACGATACTCAGAGTTTAGACGCGTGTCTGAAGTTCATTACAAGTGGAACGCCAATCACATACGTCATACACGATAAGTTCCCCAACTATTCATTCAGTGATGGTTTCGGTGGTGATTATGCTGACGCGTTGTTGATAAATACATTAGCAAACGATTTTAGGTTTGAGTGGTGGTTTGATAACTATGTATTACACGTTAAAAAGAAAATTGGGGAATCTGATAGTTTTGTATTTATCAATAATCTCAATGTTAATGATATTAGTTACACTGAAGACTATTCTGGTATTCGAACACATATCAAGGGCCTTGGAAAAGCCAAAGAGCAAAAGGATGATAAGAAACCGACAGAATATTTAGCAATGGCAGAGTATACAAGTCCCAACGCCAAATTATGGGGAATTAAAACTGCTGCTACCATTAGTGATGAACGTTTCACAAATAATGAAGCATTGCTTGACTACCTGAAAACGCAACTACAAGATTATCCGTTAATTCAATATACGATTAGCCAACTATCATTTAGTGATCATGCGGTTGTTCACAACGACATAAATGTTGGTAATAGTGGCTGGCTTAAAGATAGATTCGGTGTAGATATCGATGTGCGTATTATCGGGACTGTTACACACCCACAAGACCCACAAATTGATGACTCAGTTACATTCGGGAATACGTTATACAGCGCAACGAAAGAACAAATTAGACAAAAAGCATCTAATAAGAAAAACAATGCCATCGGTAAAAATATCGACGATAGAATTAACAATATTCAAAATTCCATTTATGAGGGGGTACATTCAATTTGAGTAAACTGCCTAGTAGAAACCCTTCTTCAGGTTATATCAAACCAGAGGAAGGCGTAGGATACGTTATAGCCAGTGATAATGGTGCTATACGTACAATTATCACAGCGCATGGTTTCAATTTAGATCCCGCTGATTTTAGTGATTTGACATTACCAGCGCTTGTATTTTCAGACGAAATGGGTCATACACATGAGATCAGCATCGATAGTAAAAATATGTTGCTAATTGATGAAGAACCCATGGTTGATTTAGATGCGTATTATACTAAGAAAGATGTTGATAACATGCTTAATTTAACTGCCCCAAATGGTAATAAATTCAAAGTAACAGTTTCTAATGATGGGACACTGCATACGGGAAAAATTTAATGGAGGTTTAACGTGAATCAAAGATTAACGATAGACCAAGTAAATAAACAACTAGCCAATCAGGTCAAACAAATTAACAAAATCAATGATACTTTGGTCGATAATGATGTTATTGCTAGTTATCATGGTATTCACTTAGAAAAAATAAATGGTATGTATAATCGTGATTTTTATTTAAGAGTAGTTTCAAACTTAGATGGAATCGTGAAATATTTAAATCAAACTATCGATGCAATCAATAACCAAGCGCACTTAGTTTATATCGATACTGGAGAGCCGCTTACTTTTTTATACGGTAAAGCCGTTCTAAAGATAAGTATTAATGGCTTTTTTATTGATTTACAAACGTTTATGCAAAGAATTGATGACAAATTATCAGATTGCATATTTGTCATTTCACAGTTCTATTCAATTAAATAAGGAGAGGATATGACGACAAAAGCAGAAGCAAGTATTCCCCAAATTAAAGAGGGGAAATTTATAATTGTCGATACTACACTGAGATCAACCGATACCATGTGGTTTGACGAAATGAGTGGAGATTACGGAGACGCAGGGCGTAAAGTATACTTGGCCATCAAAGATAGAGCATTAAGCAATAATCCTAAAGTGCCACTTAAGCCAATGGACTTGAATGGTATGGACGTTCGATTACAAGGGCATGATGCCAATGGCGTATTCAAACGAGTCTCACTAGCAACAAGAATGATCGATGCAGAAAAAGGGCGTGTTGAAATCACAATTCCGCGTGAAATTTACATCAACCCCGGGGCTTACGAAAATGCGGAGTTTGAAATTTATGAGGTAAATGGTGACACAGTTATCTCAACTGTTCCTGTTGGGTTTGAAGTTTATAACAATCATGCTCACATTACGACTAATGAAACGAAGCAATTTAGTGACGAATTTAATGCACTAATCAAAGAATTAGAGAGCGCAACGGCTGATGAAATTGAAAAGTTAAATGCAAAATTTTCTGAACTCATTGCAAGTGTTAAAATAGCAAACAATAATGTTGCGGGACTAGAACAATCGGTGGCCACTTGGACTAAGAATGTTGCAGATAAGGCAGTCGCTTTGTTGGACGGGGATAATCAGTTCACTGGTAAAAATGATTTTTTAGTTCCTATTAATGGTTTTGTAACGGGTATTACCAATAAAATTTATACAGTAAATGACCCGAAACAGGACGTTAATGATATTAATAAGCTACGTAGTTTACCGGAAGCAACAACTACCGTTGATTATTATTCAAATAACGGCACTTTGAATAATCCGATGGAGAGTAATTACTTTATGGTCGAAACTCGAAAGGTGACTCGAGATACGGCCTTTCAAACCATTACGAATATGAACTTGGTTGATGGTGAGATTAAACAGCGAACGGTCCAAGCCATGTCAACACAACCGGTATTCGGTAATTGGTATACAACGGCAAAGTGGTGTCCTTGGCGCACGTTAGTGCCTTACTTAGGCGATAAATTTGTCGTGGGGCTAATTGTTCCACAGTATCGGTTTAAAGGTCAGTCTGTTGAAATTAAGGGTGATATCAGTCCGAAAGAAACGATTGAGAATACAAACGGTGGTGAATATACACTGTTTGATAACTTGCCATTTAAATTTGCGACTGGACAACAACAAGTCCAAATTGGGTCAGGAAATACTGTCTTTGGATACTTTACGACCGGTAACCGTATCGTGATGCAAAAGTATATGTTTGCTGGGAAAGATGCGCCGGTTATCAAGGGTGGCTATATTGGAATTGCCGGTACCTTTGCATTAGACTAGTAGGAGGATAAGATGCCATTTAAACAATATGATAAAGAATTAGGGTTCTACATCGGCGAAAGTGACTTGCCATCAGATAACCCTGATTGGGGTAATACAGATGTCGATTTGCCCGGAGAAATTGGTCAAGGATATATATTTGTGTTTGATGAGAACATCCAGATGTGGCGATCACTGAATGAGTCGCAATGGCAGGACTACTTAGCAGAGAAGATGACACGTCTGCCGGATGATGATGAGCAATTCAAAGCAATGGTAACAGGGCAATTGGTAAGTCTATCCAAGTCCGTGGTTAGCGCGACTACCCAGCTCATGTTGACGACACGTTCGGTCACGGAATTGCAAACACAAGTCAAGCAACTCACAGAGGCAAAGGAGGAAGCACAGCATGTTTGATTTATATAACAATCTGTACAAGCTAGGTTTAATGAAAGCTAGCGATATTCAAGATATTGTGACGTATTTACCAACATTTGGTTTGACACCATTGGATTATGAAAAGATTACAGGACAAGCTTGGCCAAAAGAACAAGAAACAACCTAAGAGCTGCCAAAAGGGTAGCTCTTTTAATTTAGACTTAGAAAGGAATATTTATGGATGTATACAGCGCATTTGAATGGCTAATGAGCTATGCCAATGGCATGACCATCTCATTTGTGTTGGCCGTCGGCGTCTTTATTGATGCACTCTTGGGTTCCAGTTGGCGTAAGGCCAATGGGTTGCGACGTAATTCGAACGGGTTCTTTAATGGCTTTTTGAAGAATATTTCTCTGGCGCTCATTCCCGCTACGTTTTGGTTGGCGAATATCTTGTTTTACTATTTACCGCCTGACCCAACACACCCGCAATTCCGCTACAATCCACTCATGTTTGACTTTATCAGTGTTGGAGCAGGAATGTACATTGGTGATTGGCTACTACACAGTATTTTGGCTAATTGGAAATTGTCAGGACGTACCATCAGTCCGCGTATTGAACGATGGATTCAAGAGGAGTATGACAGCAAGATTGAACAACACAATTTAAAACTTGATAAGTTAGGAGACACACATGAGGACAAGTGATAACGGATTAAATCTAATTAAAGAATTTGAGGGATTTCGTAGCGCTGCGTATGATTTAGGTGATGGTGGCTGGACGATTGGCTATGGATCATTTAACGTGCCCGGCGTAGGCCCAGGAACGGTGTGGACAAAGGAACAAGCGACAGCGCAGTTGCGTAAGGATGTCGTTCGTTTTGAGAACGCAATTAATGGCATTGGGGCAAACTTGAACCAAAATCAGTTTGATGCACTTGTGTCGTTCACGTATAACTTGGGACCAGGCTGGATTAGTCAGTATCCGACTATTGCACAAGCATTGCGTAACGACAATTGGCAGTATGTGACTGACTCAATGAAGAACTTTGTTAACCCGGGTTCGCCATATGAAGCGGGCTTGCGACGACGGCGTCAAGTTGAGACAGACCTATTTAATAAGCCAGCAGTAATGCCTAAGTACACGCCAGCTCAGAAAGAGTTTATTCAGGCCGGGAATGTCTTTGAACTACGACGAGCGATTGTGGCAGATGAAATCAAACATGTTAATGGCATGTGGCAAGCGGTTAATTATGAACTAGCTGGTAGTCGTAATTTCAGCTGGACAGATAATGGTATTCCGTTAGCGATTTGTGATAAGACAAATGCTAAGGGAGAGAAGTTCGGCGACCAAAATACGGTCAGTCCTGGTGATTTTATTCGAGTTAACGACACGTATAATCATGGCACAATTGATCAATATGATATCCCAACCAACGGAGTGGGGATTACAGTGGGAAGCTATGGCATGATTTGGTTTAATGCGGATACGTTGTTGAAAATGTAA